AATTTTTATTTTTTTTATAGTTTTTTCTTTGTTGAAACGACAATCTAATTTATAATTTCCGTTTTGTTTTAGTCCACCGATGACACCTGCTTTAATTATTCCAGAACGATTTGTTCTATTAAGAAATAATGTTGAAAAACCAAGTGTTAATAAATCTGAACATATTTCTTTACTTTGTTGAATTTCTCTTTGTATTTTCCATTCTTCGATTGTTACAGGGGTCGATTCTATTTTATTAATAAGTTGATCTGTATGATTTAATACTGAGTACCAGAAAGCATATATCGACTTATCATAGTCATTAACCATAATTTGCTTAACATCTTGATTGACAAGTAGCCTTAAAGCAATTCCCATACCACCCATATAAGGCTCAATATATGTAGTTGTTTCATTAAGGTTAACAAGTTCTTTAACAAAATCATAAACTTGAGACTTACCTCCAGGGTATCTCAACGGGCTTATATTTTTCAATCGGCTTACCTCCTTTCACTTATGATATAACATTTAATTAATTATGGCCAGAATTATTATATTATTGATTTTCTGTAAAATTTTTCAATTTTTGAAGCGAAAGGTAAAATAGATTCTTCATTATCTGAAAAGTAGTAATAAATTGCTTCATCACAAATCCACCTATAATTTGTAAACCATTCTTTTATTTTTTTTGATTCATTAGTATATTCGTCGAAATCTCCAGAAAATGGACCGTTTTCTGATACCATACCTTTATGTATAGGAAATTTTAATGCAAAATCTGATTTGAAGAATAAATGGTCAGCTTGTAAATTAGATATATATTCCCACATTATTTTTTCAATATTGTAATTTTTTAGAGATTTTGGCGCTGGTAAGACATAGTAATTTTCATCTATTTTAAAAGGGGTACCGCGGAAACTTTTTTCTAAATTTCTATAGTTATCATCACTATTTAAATCTGTATCAAAAATAATTAAATAATTTTTGAAGTAATCAAAATCATTTTTTACAAGACTTACAATACTGCTCCATCCAATATGGCAATCAACCATTTTTAATGTGTCAATTTGAAGTTTTGTATTTGGTCGCTTCTGAACGTAATAATTAAGTAAATGAGCTAGATACCACCTTGCCGTATCATCTTCCGTTAAAACTGAAATGGATTGCTTAATCGGCTGACCGAGTTTTAACATTAAATCACGTCTTAAATAATCATTTTTAGGATTTTCTACAACATTAATTTGACCAGTATGTTTTGTTAAATAATTAATAGTAACTTTGTCATTTGAAGTATCATTAATATATTCTAATAATGACAAGCTATGTGTTGTGAAAACTATTTGTAAATCTAGTTCGAGTGATTTTTCTAATAGAAAATTTAAAAGTTTATTCTGGGCAGCGGGATGGAGTGTAGCATCTATTTCGTCAATTAATAATAATCCTCCCTTATACCCTGTATTTTCTTTATTACTTTTCAATTTTTCAAATGAAAAAACAGCAGAGAGAATTTGGCCCAAATTATCCTGACCTGCTGAATTAGCTGTTCCAGGATATGTAGTTGTGTTGACAAGTACACCTGTTTTCATCCCATTTATGTTTGTTACTTGTACAGCTTCGTATTCATCTGATGAAGTCATAATATCTTTATGAATTCTTGAAATTTCATCTTCATAACCACTGTTTAAATCTTTAATTAGTAAATTCTCCTCAACTTCTCCAAGTGGATATAATCTAGAAAGCCCTAAGTAAAAAGTTGGCCACTCTATTTTTCTTTCATGATCTCTATTTTTATCTTTTTTAGGGATAAGTCTAAACCTTGGATGTTTTAGTTTTCCAGTATTTCTGTATAACTTCCATGGTAATTCACTATATTTAACATCTATATCTTTTAATTCAATAATATCTTTTGGCGAAAGGGGTCTATAGTGTGGTAAAACTGCTTTTTTATTTTGTATTGCAGTTCTATATTTTACACTGTTGATTTTATGACCATCTTCAAAAAGATTTTCAAATTCAATGTTAATTTCAGAATTTATTTTCTTATCATAATTTGGATCACCAAGAATGATTTTTTCAAATTCACCCCTAAAAGGTTTATTATTTAAAGTTTTATCTTTTTTGTATTCTCCAGTATTACTAAGAGCTGCAAGTATAGTAGATTTTCCAGTTCCGTTATGACCAGAAATACAAGTTACATATTTATTTAAATTAAGATGTAAGTCTTCAAATCCCCTGAAATTTTGAAGGTTTATACTTTTTATTGAAATCGCCATATAACTTTTCCTTTTTATAACCTAATTAGCTTACTTTATTTAGAATTTTTATATTTCTAACTTAATAATGTAATTGAATTATTAAGATTCAAAACTTGTTCCACAATCAGCGCAATACCATTGATTATACTGCATCAAGCAGATTATAATACTCACTAATAACCATGACTTCATCAGTTATGGTTTTTAAGTTGTGCCTTTTCATAAAAGATAAGTAATTGAACTCATATTTATCTTCTACTCTATCAAATTCGTCTTCAAGTAAACATCTGATCATGTATCTATTAGCTTCAAGTTCAAATTCCTCGTGTCTGCGCCCATATTGGTTAGAGTCGTGTTCCAAGTGCCCAAGCTCGTGAAAAATAACTTTCCTCTTAGATGTCTCTGATAATGCTCTATTAACAAAGACAACTTTTATTTCATCAACATATATCCCCGGACGTGGCCATAAATCATTGTCAAAATAAGCTAATTCTACATTATGGAAGTCTAACATCTCCTCAATAGTCATAGACTATCTTCCCTTCAAGTAAATTTCAATAATATTTTTAATGGCTTCAATATCCGATTCGGTAAGCGGCTTACCATCAAATGTTTTTGCGTTTTCGGCCATTTTTCGCAGATCTTCAGATTTATACTCTTGGTCATCTTTTGCAATAGTAGGATTATTTGTCCTACCAAGTAAATAGTCGGTAGAGACGTTGAAATAATCTGCAATTTTTTGAAGATTTTCCGTCTTTGGATTTCCGCGTTTCATACTATATATGTAATTTGTACTAAAACCAAGTCGTTCTTCAAGTTGATTTAGAGAAATTCCTTGTTTTTGACAAAGTTCTTTTATTTTTTCAAACGTCGAAAACATTAATTTATCAGCCTTTCTAAGACATGACAAAAAATATTTTAGATTTAAATCACAAAAATGTTGACAAATTCTAGATTTAGATATAAAATAGTTCTTGTAAAGTTAAAGAGTTAGTAAAAACACTAGTTAAAAACTAATTCAAAAAAATAATAGCTTTGGCGAGCGTTAACATTGATTTGACTTTGTTTTATCAAGTGTTTTCTTTATGGTCTTATTTTAGAACTAATTCTAAAATATGTCAAGGGTATTTACTAACTTTTTAACCTATTTTACAAAGAAGGGGGGGGTAGCATGAGTCAACAACATCAGATGTGGCTTGATTTAGTCAAGAAAAAGATGGACCAAAAAGGCTGGAATCGTTCTGATTTAGCTCAAGTCGCAGGAGTGAGTGCGGCGATGATTACACGTTTGCTAAACGAAGGACACGGAAGTGATGAATTTAAAAAACATATCTCAGACAAGCTTGGAATTCGCGAGCCATGGGAATTATTTGAAGGGTAACACAAAAAAAGTCCGACGGGAATCGGACTCAAAGCAAAACTTACGAGGTAATTTTATCATGGATAGCAGATTATTACAAATGCTAGATGAGTTTGAAGCGGGTCTTATTGATCGCAAAATCAAAGTCATGAAAATGATTAACAATGAGGTGGAAATTTATCCGCTAGAACTCAATAAAAAGCAAGTTAGTAAGATGTTTGGGATTGACCCTAAAACATTTGACGTAAGATTTAACAGCCACAAAGATTTCCCACGTATTGAAACGGGAGGCCGGGAAAAATATCCACGAGATTTGGTCATTGAGTGGTATCACAGGAATTGGAGTATAACATGAACAAATTAGAATTATTTTTATTAGCAACAACCGTCATCTTAGCGATCATTGCTAGGGTGCAACACAAAGTCATTAAAAAACATAATTCGCCAGAGAATAAACGCAGAATTTTTAGGGAAGTAGCTTTAGAAAACAGCAAGAAATGGAGTGCAGAACGCTATGTCTAAATGGGAATTACAAAAGCAACTGTTAGCTAATGCGGCAGATTTTGAGAGTACAGTAGAAGCTCTGTTTGAGTTAAATGAATTGGGTGAAATCTCGGACGAGGAGCTCTTGTTAAATTTGAGAAGTAGCTACAGGAAATACTCAGAGGAAAAACTTCGTATTATTGGCAAACTCATTAAGCTTGGAGGTGCAGAACGATGACAACTTTTGAAAAGGTTATTAGTAAGCTTAATCGAATCGAGGGAGAATTAGCTAAACCTGAATCTGAACGACGAGATAATTCATATCACTTGTCCGCCCTGTTGGGTTCTATTAAACAAGATTTAAAATTGATGCTTTGGATTGAGCTGCCTTCGTTAAATAATGTGGAGAAATACGAAGCTCTTTATCAAGGAAATGATTTTAAATTCAGTGAAACTTTCTTAGAGCGTCAAGCGACAAGAAAAGCCTTTTGGAGACGATTAGCTAAGGAAACTTTTAAAGAAGACCAGGATAGGAGGAACTTTGTTAAGTTGGCTGAGAAAGAATTTAAAGGTGCAACTTTGTCATGGCAAGAATTTTTGTGGGGTAAAAAGAAATGAATATTTCAATAAAACTCATAGGTGAAACCCTAGCTGGTTTAAATGATATTTTACGCCAGGGGGGGCTCTCTTGCTCCCAAAACCAAGCCTTAGCAGACGCAGTTTTTATATTAACAGCTTTAAAACAAGTAATTGAGGAGAGAAAATGAACTACTTAGAATATGCACTAGTTTATCTTGAACGTGAGTTAGAAATTATTGATAACGAAGTTATCGAAGTTGAGTTGCCGGGCGGAGATTGGGAGTTTGTGCCTAATCCCTACTACGAGAAAGGTCTACATGATAGCCCACACTATCGTAGTCAGGTTGCTAAAGACATTCTTGATATTAAAGGACTTTTGGGGAGGTGAGGCTATTGATTGCATCAAAAAAGACGGCTTAGGAAACCGTCAACAATTATACACAATTAAATTATAACACAGAAAGAGAGAAACACAATGATTGAAGTAACTTTTAAAGCAGAGAGCATGGCAAGTGTTTTCGATGCTATGCGTGAAGCTCTGGATATGCCGAAGACAGCAACCGAGGACGTTGTTGAAGAAAAATCAGCCCCTGAAAAGAAAGAAGAATCTGTAACTTTGACATTAGCTGACATTAAGAAAATGGCTAAAGCCAAGGTTGAAGAAGGGAAGTCAAAGCACATCAAGGAGGTCTTGAAAGAGATGGACGTCGCAAAAGTTGGTGAACTTGAAGAATACCAGTTTGCGGAGTTTGTTGAGAAATTGGAGGCTCTCTAATGCCAGTAGAAAATCACGCACTACTGTCTGCTTCCAGTGCTCACAGATGGCTTTATTGCCCTATGCTACCGAGATTAGAAGCAGACTATCCTAGCCGCGACACCGTATACACTCAAGAGGGCACAAGCGCCCACGAGCTTTCTGAAATCAAACTGATGTACAAGTCTGGTAAAATCACCAAGCGTAAATTTAACACGTTAACCAAGGCTTTTAAGGAAAACTCAGACTTCTACAACGAAGAGATGGAAGAGATGACGGAGCTTTACACAGATATTGTTATGGAGCACCTAAATGCTTATGAGAACGCCGAAATTGAACTTGAAAAACGGGTTGATTTTAGCGACTGGGTTCCGGGCGGTTTTGGGACTTCGGATGTCGTCATTTTGGCGGATGGAGTCATTGAAATTATTGATCTTAAGTATGGTAAGGGCATGCCTGTGTCTGCTAATCAAAACCCGCAGATGGGACTGTACGCTCTAGGAGCTTATGCTTCCTACGATATGGTCTATGACTTTGACCGTATCAAGATGACTATCATTCAGCCGCGTTTAGATTCGGTTAGTTCTGTTGACATTTATGTAGAGGAGCTTCTCTATTGGGCGGATAATATTGTCTTGCCTATGGCCGCTCAAGCAGACGCAGGTATTGGCGACTGGAACCTAAGTGAAAAAGTATTGCAGTGGTCTCCTGTCGCAGCTAAATTGGTGCCAAGAGCGCAAGAAAACTGGGAATTAATTGATAAATATGACTATCAGGAGCCTGTCTATTTATCTGATGAAGCCGTCGCAGAGATCCTTGACAAAGCCTCAGCTATCAAGAAGTGGGTTGAGTCAGTTGAAGCCTATGCCTTGAAAGAAGCACTCTCAGGAAAAGAAGTTCCAGGCTATAAGATTGTCGAAGGTAGAAGTAATCGAGTTATCACTGATAAAGACAAAGCAATTGATATTTTACAAGATAACGGCTTTGACGATGAGATTTTTAAACCGAAAGAGCTGTTAGCAATGGGAGCCCTTGAAAAGTTAATAGGTAAAACCACTTTTGCTGATTTATTAGCAGAAGTAATTGATAAACCACAGGGCAAACCTGTACTTGTCCCTGAAAAGGATAAGCGCCCAGCAATAAACAGTTTAGAACAAGCAATTAAAGATTTTGAATAGGAGAAAAATAATTATGACAACAACACCAAACACAACTAAAGTAGTGACCGGAAAAGTACGCCTAAGCTATGTAGCTTTACTAGAGCCTAAAGCCTTTGAAGGCCAAGAGGCTAAGTATTCAACAGTTATCTTAATTCCAAAAACAGACAAAGTCACAATCAAGAAAATTAAAGACGCGCAGAAAGCTGCTTATGAGGCTGCCAAGGACAATAAACTCAAAGGGGTTAAATGGGAGCGCGTTAAGACAACGCTTCGTGACGGTGACGAAGAAATGGATACCGAAGAGCACCCAGAGTACGCTGGTCACATGTTCATGTCAATCTCAAGCAAAACTAAACCGCAGATCATTGACAAGTATAAAAACTCTGTTGATTCCGCAGAAGAAGTCTACTCTGGCGTCTATGCTCGTGTATCACTTAATGCCTATGCTTACAACACAGCGGGAAATAAAGGGATCTCTTGCGGATTAAACAACGTCCAAATTGTTGCTAAAGGAGACTACCTTGGCGGACGTTCGTCAGCTGATGCAGATTTTGACGAGTGGAACGAAGAAGAGGACGAAGACGATATTTTATAGTAGAGGGCCTCTTTAGAGGCTCCTCATTTTTAAAGGAGAGGCATGAGAATAGATTTAGACTTAGAAACTTACAGTTCCAATGACATAAAAAATGGGGTGTACAAATATGCAGACGCGGAAGATTTTGACATTCTGTTTATGTCATACTCAATAAATTTCGGGGATGTAGTATTAGTAGATCTCACAAAAGAAGAGTTTCCGGAATTTTTGAAAAATCACATTTTAAATGCCGATGCTACTTTCTGGGCGTGGAATACAGTATTTGAAAGAATTTGTTTATCAATGTACTTCCAGAAAAAAGGATGGTCAAAAGGATACTTTGACCCTAAAAACTGGAAAGATATCATGGTTCATGCTCAAGAGCTGGGGCTGCCTGCAAGTCTTGAGAGGTGTGCTTCCTACCTTGGCCTGGAAGAACAAAAAGATACTAGAGGAAAAGCCCTCATTCGTTACTTTTCTATTCCATGCAAACCTACGAAAGCTAATGGCGGGAGAACAAGAAATCTACCTGAACATGACCCCGAAAAATGGGAAGAGTATGGGGAATACAACGTTCAGGACGTCGTCACCCAGATGGCAATTGCCGAAAAACTAGAGTCAGTTCCTGTGCACGACCGTGAGTGGGATCACTACGCCTGCGACCAGAGAATCAACGACAGAGGCGTGGCACTTGATAAAGAGTTAGTTGCTTCGGCTTTGTATTGTAAAGATGTTAAGATGGAAAGTTTGTCTGGTGAGCTAAAAGCCATAACAGGACTTGCTAACCCAAACAGTAGAGCTCAGCTGCTACCGTGGCTAAAAGAACACGGTTATTCGGCTAACGGGCTGACTAAAGCAGATGTTGAACAGGAACTTAAGACGGCTGAAGGAGAACTTAAGAGAGTCTTAGAACTTAAACTACAAACCGCTATGTCAAGTCTAAAAAAATATGAAGCTATGGAAAGAGCTATGTGCTCAGACGGACGAGTTCATGGGCTACTTCAGTTTTACGGGGCTAGCCGGACAGGAAGATGGGCGGGCAGAGTTGTCCAAGTACAGAATTTAGCTAGGAATTATATAAAGGATCTAGATGATGCTAGAGGGTATGTTAAAAAGCGTGATATTGATGCTGTGGAGATTTTATACGATAGCCTTAATGACACTTTAAAGCAGCTCGTGCGAACGGCACTCGTGGCTAAAGATGGCTGTACCTTCTATGTCTCTGACTTCTCGGCGATTGAGGCTAGGGTGATTGCCTGGTTTGCTGGAGAGCAGTGGAGGCTTGACGTGTTTTCGACACACGGGAAAATCTACGAGGCGTCTGCCAGTCAGATGTTCGGAATTCCAATTGAGGAGATTGACAAGGAACTACGCCAAAAGGGCAAAATTTCAGAGTTAGCACTTGGTTATCAAGGAGGTCCTGGAGCGCTTAAGCAGATGGGGGCTCTAAATATGGGAGTCAAGGAAGAGGAGCTTCAAGGGTTAGTTGATGACTGGCGCAGGGCCAATAAGAAAATCGTCCAATTTTGGAAAGACGTACAAAGAGCCGCCATCAAAGCCATCAAATCGAGAGCACCGATAAAACTTGGAAAACTACGATTTAGATACCGGAAAGGTTTCCTCTTTATAACATTGCCTAGCGGTAGGAACTTAGCTTATGCAAGAGCCAAGGTTGAGCCAGGCGACTATGGAGACAAAATCATCTATGAGGGCCAAGGAGATAAGGCATACTTCACAGCGCAAGAGACTTATGGCGGTAAGCTTGTCGAAAATATCGTTCAGGCGACGGCTAGGGATATTCTAGCCGAAGCGCTTCTGAGAATTGAAGCTGCGGGCCATGGTGTTGTTTTCCACGTTCATGATGAGGCTATTATCGAAGGCTCAGGCCTGACAATCGAAGAGGTTAATGATTTGATGGCTCAAGCGCCTGACTGGGCGGAGGGTCTTCCTTTAAATAGCGAAGGCTATGTAACAAAATATTATATGAAGGATTAGATAGATGAAGCAAGAAAAACTAATAGTAAAGTCTTCTCCCCTGCAAGAGCTTCATATCGCAACAGGTAGTTCGCGAACAGCTAAGACATGGAAAAATATCACGCTAACTTGGCAGGAGCTGGTTGAGAGGTTAGAGAAACCTACAGTCACCCAAGAGACGTTTGCGGAGTACCAGAAGATGTCTCGAGCAGAAAAAGGGCAAGCAAAAGACGTAGGGGGCTTTGTCGGTGGATGGCTAAAGCAAGGTAAACGGAAAAATGAAAACGTTCAAAGCAGGTCCTTGGTTGCGCTTGACGCAGATAGCCCAAGTAAAGATTTCTTAGATAGGCTAGACCTGCTTGCGGATTATGCCTACGTACTCTACAGTACTCACAGCCACTCAAAAAAAGCTGCTAAGTACCGTCTTATTATCCCTACAGACCGTTTAATGATGCCTGATGAATATGAGCCAGTCGCTAGATATTTGGCTAATCAACTAGGCATGTCAAACTTTGATGACACGACTTATCAAAGTGTACGCTTGATGTTCTGGCCGAGCCACTCAAGAGATGCAGACTTTACGTTTAAATATAACGACGAGGCTTTTCTGAGTGTTGATGAGGTGCTTGATACATACCCGGACTGGCATGACTCAAGCTTCTGGCCAGAAAGCCCGACGCACGTTGTTAAAAGACAGCGTGAAGCTAAAAAACAAGGTGACCCGCTTAGTAAAAAAGGGCTTATTGGAGCCTTTTGTCGTAACTATGACATTAGACAGGCCATTGCAACGTTCTTACCTGAGGTTTATGAAGAAGGAACGACTCCTGATAGGTACACCTACACTGATGGCTCAACCGCAAACGGCTTAGTTATCTATGATGATGTCTTCGCTTATAGTCATCACGGGACAGATCCCGTGGGGGATACGCTTGTAAATGCATACGACCTTGTTCGTATCCATAAATTCGGAGAGCAAGATAGCGAGGCTAAAGATAATACTCCTACTAATAAGCTACCATCAAGCAAAGCGATGAATGCTTTTGTCTGTGACTTACCCGAAATTAAAGATTATCTAATGGCGGAGGCTTTAGGCGATTTCGATGAAGAGTTACCAGTCGAAGATGACAGAAGCTGGCTTGAAATTGATGAGAGGGGCGAACCGGAGGTCAATAGTTATTTGCTAGCAACGCAGATTATTAAGGAGGTTCCGATTTATTGGGACGGCTTTGAGTTCTTAAGATACGACGCTAAAAAAGGCATCTGGTTGCCAAATGCAGAGGAGTTTATCAGAAGTTATATCTCAACTAAGAAACTCGGTAAAATTACTAAGATTAGGCACATTAGCGAAACCATTGTAGCGATTAAAGCACAGGCTTTCTCAAGCGAAGTGTTTACCGAGAGTGATCTTAACAAGATAGTGCTAGCGAACGGAGTCTATGACTTGAGGGATAACAGCTTTAAGACTAAGTTTGATCCAGAATTGCATGCCAGGTCAAGCCATCCCGTTGTCTATGACCCCGAGGCGGCCTGTGAAACCTTTGAGGGTTTTCTTAGGGAGACCGTCGGAGCTGAAAATATAGATTTCATCTTTGAGTGGTTTGGCTATAACTTTTATCGTGAATACACTATTCAAAAAATGCTATTCATCTACGGCAGCGGCGGTACGGGTAAATCAACACTGATTAATATTTTGCGTGAAATGATAGGTGCTGATAATTATTCAGCCGTGACACTGCAGTACCTGATGCAAGAACGCTTTGCAAAAATCGGCTTATATCGTAAGACAGCCAACTTTGACACTGACGCAAAGCCCCAATATTTAGCAGATGGGGCTACGCTTAAAATGTTGACTGGGGAAGATACGATACACGCTGACCGGAAAAACAAAGAGCCTATTAATTTTTACAATTATGCCAAGCTGTCTTTTGCCATGAATGAGCTCCCACCTATGCGAGATTTCAGCGGAGGACTTAAGCGTCGCATGATGATCCTTGAGATGGATAAAGTTTTAACGCAGGAGGTTAAGGCAAAATACCCCCTAGATAAGATTATGGGCGAGGTGCCCGGTATCTTTAACAGAGCGATGGAGGGGCTTAGAAAGGCCTTGAGTAAGAGAGATTTCAGTATTAGTGACAGCATGAGGTCAAGTGTCGAGAAATGGGAAAAAGGCAACGATGTTGTAGCTATGTTCCTTGAAGACGAGTGTGAACTTGGCGAAGACTTCAAAGTTCCTGTTAGGGATGTCTACCCAGCCTATAAATTCTATTGTCAGGATTCAGGCTACAAACCTTTAGCTAGGAATTCGTTTACGCAAAGGATGAATGAACTGAATTTTGAAAATAAGAACGCAAAAATGGGGGGCAAGACCGTAAGATGTTGGATTGGTTTTAGGCTAAAAGGAGAATTTTAAAGGGTTACGTTTTTCAATAAAAAAGGTAAACAGAAGATATAGGGTTACGTAGTTACGCAGAATTCAGACTGATAAAAAATTTTATAAGTTGAAAAAAAACGTAACTACATAACTTTCCTGAAAAACCTTTCCTGTTTAAGTCGATTTACATAACTAACGCAACTTTTATGCAACCTCAAAAAACCTTTCATAGCAATAGTTTAGACCCTAAGGTTATGTAGTTATGTTTTTTCTTCTATTAACTTAAATATAAATATAAAAATAAAT